AACTATGGACCAATCCGAAGATGCATCACTTTTCTCTAACATTAAAGCCACCTTTGGCTCATTTGTTCTCCAAAAAGATGCAGGACTATTCGGGTTTGGGCTCAGTAGTGTCGATCCCTGTGGTATCCACAAGAGGTCCCCTTTCTGAAACATCATTCGCTCCCGCTTCTTGTTCTTGTTCTTTATAGTGGACATATCCTTGTGCGATTGAAGATACGTCAACAATCCTGTTGTCCATCTCCGCCAAGGTTAATCTTAGTTTGTCCATAATCTCAATTGCTGACTCAAGTTCTGCTTCTTCTAAAAGCTTCTCCGCGAGTTCTAATTGATTTTCAAATTTTAATTTCTTTTCATAAACGAAATCGAATAGTTGTTCGATCTCTGATGGTACATCTTCGATGTCTACACCATAACTAATTTTTACTCTCACCTTTCCTCCATTACATAAGGTCATAAAAAGTCTTGGTGACAAGAGCAAGAATGCTCAAGGCACCAGACCACAATACTTTTGAGACATTTGCTTGCCATTGTTCAAGGTCTTTGACACGCGCATATAAACCACTTTCAGGATCGTAGACAGCTCTTTTCATTGATGTTAGATCATCTCTTGTTTCAGATTGCATCGCTGCAATGTTCTGAAGTATGTGCTCCATGCGCACCAATGTGTTTTCTATAGATCTTATTCTATCTTCTGATTGCTGGTCCATTCCACTCATGTCATTGCCTCCTATGCAAACTACACTAAATAGTCTGAAACTTTAACAATAGCATGACTCGTCGTTAACAAAGTCCCTGCTGCTGACGCAGCATTTTGTAAAGCGCAACGCGTCACTTTTTTAGGGTCGACAATCCCCCTCTCATACGTGCTAACCATGCATCGGTTAAGAAAATCATATCCTTCATCTCCTTCGGCGTCTTGCACCATTTTAATTATAATATCCTCGGACTCTCCAGCGTTTCTTGCCATGGTCCTTAAGGGCGCCTCACATGCTCGTAAGACGATTTTGGCTCCAAGCCCTTGCTCTTCATTGTCAATGGGCACAGAAAGGTTTGTGATGGCTCTCACGAGCGCTACACCACCGCCTGGAACAATACCTTCTTCCTGTGCTGAGCGGACGGCTTCCAAAGCATCATCGATACGATGCTTTTTCTCGATCATTTCGACCTCAGTAGCAGCACCAACTCTGATGACAGCAACACCACTGGCAAGACGAGTAATTCTCTCTTGTAATCTCTCGCATTCTTGAAGATTTTCTGTTTGCTGGATTTCATTTTTGATTGAATCAATCCGCGTATCAATCGCTTCAAAATCACCTTTACCTCCTACAACTGTTGTCCAGCCTTTTGTGATATTTACTGACTTAGCTTGACCTAAATCATTAAGTTTAACTTCTCGCAATAACAAGCCTGCTTCACGAGATACAAATGTTGCACCAACTGATGCACATAAGTCCTTCAGAATGTTACGCCGTTCTTCTCCGTATCTTGGAGCTCTGACGGCTGCAACCTTCATTGTTCCTCGAACAGCGTTCGCAATGAGTGCCGCAAGTGCTTGACCTTCCACATCAGGTGCGACGACAAGTAAGGGTCTTTGATCCCTTGCAACGACTTGCAGGACAGGCATGATTTGCTCAACCGTTTCAATTTTTTCATCTGTAATAAGAATAAGCGGGTTATCATAATCTATCGTTCCATTTCGTTCGTTGTTTATAAATTGGCTGCTAAGGTAGCCAGAATCAAATCTGAAGCCCTCTATAAGATCTAGAGTGGTCTTCATGCTGCGGGCCTCTTCGACCAATACAGAGCCATCCTTGCCCGCTTTATCAACGGCTGTGGCAATAAGAGTTCCAATCGTGGCATCGTTGTTTGCTGAGATCGTTGCAATATGCTTGATATCATCAACGGTTTCAATTGGTCTCGACAATTCGTCAAGGCGCTCTGTGATTGCTTCAACCGCTTTGTTGATTCCTCGTTGGAGTTCAACGGGTGAGACACCAGAAGTTAAGTAGCGTTGTCCTTCAGTCAAGATCGCTCTTGCTAATACGGTTGATGTGGTTGTGCCGTCGCCAGCAGTTTCCACGGTTTGTTTTGCGGCTTGCTTGATGACTTGTGCTCCAAAGTTTTGAAACGGCTCGTCTAGCTCAATGAACTCCGCAATTGTCACTCCATCCTTTGTGAGAACGGGAACATTTTGATCTTTGTGAAAAAGACCAACCGTTCGTCCTCGAGGACCAAGTGTGGCAGCAACATTGTCCGCCAAAATGTTGACCCCCTCAACAATCTCTTGATTGAGAGGGGATCCTTGTTTATAATGTTTTTGCATTAAGCCTCCATTTGTTATACTATAATATAACCGCTTTTGAAGGCTTTGTCAAGTTATTTTTTAAAACTTTCTTTAATTAATTTTTTTAAAAAGTTTGCGGTGATTTTTTGTTCAGCAAGGGCTGTCGCCTTTGTCGCCGTAACTCCAGAAGAGGATGCCTGAACGCCAGCTGTTACACCGCTTTGCTGCGATGCTGCTCCGGTCGATGATTGTCCGTTAGGTGCGCCAAAAACTTTGTTTATAAGTTCATACATTGCTGCGTACCCTTCGACAGCTTTGTTAACGTCGTCAGCTTTCCCTCCGGTCAAATAGCCCTTCGTGCTTCTAGAAAATACTTCCATTTGATTTATAAGCTTGGGGATGTTTTGGTCCACTGCGTCCAAGGCAGCTTTTCCAAACTTATCAATTTCAGAAAGATCAGAGGCCAACTTTATTGTTCCAATTGGGTTTGAAACACTAGTGAACTTAATGCTACTATCTACAGTATAGCTCGCGTTTGTCACTGTGAGATCGCCTTGTTTAATCCTTCCTTGGCCTTGGGTTCTTTCAATTTCGACAAAATATAACTCAACTTCAACAATTTTATCTGAGGCGGCAGTACCAGATCCAGAGGAATCTTTTTTCAATCCCATAATGTAAACCATTTTTTTATTGCCCCAATTAACTGGTGTGGTTTGGTTTGTAGGTTTAATTAATTTTCCGTTGGCTGATGTATAGTCGAAATCATCCCAATCTGTTGAACCCGTTGCGGGAGCTGCGGCAAATCCGGGCATAACATTTGACATTGTAGTAGTCGATTGAGAGAAAGAGTTGCTGCTCATGAGCTTTGCTGATCCTTTTGTATCCGGAGGAAGATTGTCGTCTGGACCGATGCCAAAAACAAAATCTGCTGCCCCCATCGCCGTTCCTTCTGTCGTTCCATTAACTAACTGAGCAAGAAAAGACTCAAATGCCCAACCTGCGGCTTTATCATCCATGCGTTGTACAATTCTTGCCAAGCCATTAATTACGGCAATTGAACCCATGATCTCCCCGAGTTCCATGTTCGTCGTGTCTGGAGTGCTCTGCATGAGCCTATCTGAATAACTATTGATAAATTTAATTCTTTCTTGTACTGAATTTGTTTGGCCGAGACCCATCGCATCAAAAGCCGCGACCACATAGGCAGGAACATTTTGTCTATTTGCGCCATATAAGTCTGACACATCAATTGATGGAGTAGAAGGCGTGACCTCTGCGGAGCTGGCAGCTGCTCTCTGGCTTAACATTGACTGAAGATCTGCAGCATAAGGAGCGGTTGGGTCCGTGTTTGCAATTTGTCTAACTGCTTTAACTGCAGGTCTGAAAAGAGGGCTGGATCTATCCGATAGGATTGCTGCAAAATCTTCCCAGTCTAAGTTCGTTGTGTCTTCATTTAAAAGGTTCTCGGAAATTTTAGCCAAATCGCTAACGGCAGTTTGGGAGTTCAAATAAGATTGAAAGGTTCTTAGGATTGCCTTTTTAAGCTCATCTGGAATACTTTGCAAGTCAAAAGAAAATTGATTCTGAACTTGAGGCATGTTGGCCTTCTTGGGAACCTTAACTTTATGTTGAGACTGACCAACTTGCACAGTTTTTCCATAGTTATTCGATCCAGTTGGAGGCTGCGTTGGTGGCTGTGTTGGAGGAATCGGAGGAGCAGGTGGAGGTCCTGAAGGTGGAGGTGGAGAGCCGAGGATATCCTTGAGATCGTCATCTAGATCATTCCCCAGTCTTACGTGATTAGAAATCGAGAGATATTCACCGAAATCTAATTTAAGACTCAACCTTGTTGCTTCTTTTTTAACAGCAGTGGCCAATTTATTTTTGTTTAAATTTTGATTACTATACTTGTCTTGTGCATAAGCAATAAGATCTTGCAATTGCTGCTTGGTTGGTCTTTTTTTGGCAGTAGCTTCACTCAACACTCCCTCAAGCAACTTTTTAAACTCATTTTTTCCAATTTTTTTAGTCACCTTTCAATTCCTCCATGATGGCTTTAAGATCCAAATTTGCACAATCCGTCTTGGACTTCTTTAAATGATAATGGCTTATAAAGCCCTCAAATTTGCCGTCAGCGCATTTCTTGCTTACGGTAGTGTTTGTGTTGCCCGAACGATCTAAAGGCGCTTTAAGGGGTATTCCTGTCGCGTTATGAACGGCTTTCATAAGAGCTTTAAGAGCCTCGTATTGCTCTGGGTAAAAATCTGTGAAGTCTTCCATTTTTCTTCCATGACAAACAGCGCCAGATACAACAGGCCTTTCTTCCAAGCCATGCTTTTTGTACCAACCTTGATGCTTAAGATAGTAGCCATTAGCGATCTCAACTCCGATTGACTTGTTGTTCCAAGTTTTTCCTCCGGCATGCCATGCGATGTCGTTCATATCCATGAACTGGTAGATCGTTCCGTCGTTGTCAATTGCAAAGTGAACCGAGATTCCTCTTTGCTCAAGAACTCTGTGGCACATCTTCGATGACAAACACACATCCCAATGACAAACAAAGAAAGACGGGTTGCGCTCACCTTCATGCTTCCTAAAGCCTTTGGTAAGTTTCAATCCGTCTCCTTCAAAAAATAATTTGACCTTTGGCCAATCAATTGGAAAATAATCTCCGTTGCATATAATAAACTTCTCTCCGGCAGAAGCATCCGAAGGACGAAAGTCCTCCAGATCTGCCATGCGATCATTATAAATTGATCGAAAGGTGCCGGGACCACAGAGTCCATCTGCGGCCATTCCGTTTTTCTTTTGATACTTGGCGATGGCTTCGACGAGATCATCATCGAACTCGTCGCAACCAAACCATTCTGGTTCCCAGCCTAATTTTGCTGAGGAACTTTCATTATAAAAATCTTTATCCATTCCAAACCTCGTCTGCTAAGCCTTTCTCAATTGCTTCTTCTGAATTAAGATAGACATTTACTTTCCTGTTAATTAGTGTCTGTATTTGTCTTTTTGTCATTTTTGTTTCCTCAGAAAGCGCTTGAATGTAGGAATCTTGAAGTGAAACTGTTTGTTCCAGCTCGTTCTGGAGATTGTGAAGATCTCCAATGTTTCCTCCATTGACTGAGTGAATCATTACTCGGCAATGCTTTCCTAGAAATCTCTTTCCTTCAGTGCCGGCTGCGAGAAGAAGAGTTCCTGCTGACATAACCTTTCCAAGGCCGATTGTTTGAATGTCACAATATTGCTTGCAGAAGTTGATGACGTCATAGATTCCAAACATTTCATCTGCGGATCCACCATAGGTTGAGATATACAGCTTGATGTCTTCTGCTCTTTCTTCGTCTTCGTCTTTTGTTTGAGACAAAACAAGCAAAGCGGAAATTAGATCGGCTGATTTCTCTTCTGTTACTTCTCCGACAAACATGATGCTTCGACCTTCAGGGCCAGCATCTGCTCCTCCAAGGAGATCGACGAGGGTTACTTGTCCCGCACCTTCTTCAGCGGTTGACTCTTCTTCGACTTCTTCCTTTTTGGTTTTCTTGTCCTTTTTTCCGAATTGTAGCATCATTACCTCCTGTGCTTCTCTTCAATAAATTTCTTTAATTCTTCAAAGTCATCATAAGACACGATGTTCTTATGAGCCAATGGTATCAATTTGTTTACTTTATCAATCTTGATATTGATAAACTTAGAAAATTGTTTTTTGTATTCTCGACGAAGCTTGTTTGCTTCTCTTTGCGAGATTTGGTTTTTGATTATTGTTTTCTCCAGATCTTCGAGACCTGCTTGATATATTGTGGCAACCATTACCGCAAATGTGTAAGTTGCATCTTGTAAGATTGATGCGGCTCGAACTGCTGAAGAAACAACTGTGATCAAATATGTAAAGCAGCATCCCATGAGAAATGCAATTATAATATTCGTCATCGTTCCTCCAAAGAAAAAAAGAGAGGCCACCAGACCTCTCTTATAATATAACATGAAACTCAAAGGTTGTCAAGTATTTTTATCGTCTTTTTCCTAAAGCGCGGTTCAATTTTGCTTCGTGCAATTTTGCTGCTTGCAAACGACGAGCAACTCTTTTAGCAACTTCGTTGACAACTTCGGTTCTTGAAGGAACATAAGAGATTCCACGAAGAGCTTCCATGATTGCTTCTTCTTCACCCATGTCTTCATCGCCTTTCATGTCCATTTCTGGCTCATCGCCCATGTCCATGTCACCCATTGCTGCTTCAAGTTTTGCACCAAGATCGATGATCGCTTGAGCTTCATCGTCAGTAAGTTCGAGGTCTTTGTCTTCATCGCCCATTTCCATTGGCTCTTCCTCTGGCATGTCACCCATTGGTGCATCCGCAGCGGCGTCCATAGCTGGTTCTTCCTCTTCCTTCATAACTTCTTCTTCATCACGCTTGTGATACATTTCGTTAATTGGGGCAACATTCGCCAATCGTTGGAAGCGACGAACAACTGCCTCGTTCAAAGTTTTTTTAGCCATAGCTTAAATCTCCTTAAGTTTAAAATCTAGATTGTATTATAAATAGATCATTTCAAAAGAAAAGTCCTTTTTGGGTCATATTTCGGGATGTTGATCTGCGATGATGTCAAATAGATTTTGTATTTCATCGTCACCAATCCCGAAGTCCTCAAGGAGAGCTTCGCCTTTTGCTCGATCTTTCTTAATTATGTCATTGTTTCGCTTAGAGTGCTTTTCGCTGATTTCTTTATAGTGATCAATAAAATTATTCATCAAAGGATTATCATCAGCAACAGCATCGCAGCATGCACGAAGAAACTCAGACATGCTCATCTGGTGTTTGGTTAAGCCCGCCTTAAATCTTATGTGAGCATCATTTTTTATATAAAAGCGAACACGCTTTGCTTCTTCGTTATCTGACATGTTATAATCCTGTGCTTCCGTAGCCACCTTCGCCTCGTTCGGTCTGAGTTAGCTCTAACTCTTCAACAAATTCGATCTCAGGATAAGGCATAATCATTAATTGACCAATTCTGTCTCCGATATCATAATCTGTTCCGTATGGCGATGGAGTAAACTTCATCATGATCTCTCCTCTATAGCCAGAGTCAATGACTCCAACGCAATTAGAAAGCGTCATCCCTGTTTTATAAATAGATGATCTCGGAAACAAAAGTCCGACATAACCCTCAGGAATCTCAATCGCAAGGCCGGTCTTGTATGTTAAGAATCCTTTGTCAGCAGCTACGTCTACTGCTGTCAAGTCCATCCCAGCATCGCCCGGCTTAGCATAGCGAGGGACGACAGCGTCTGGGTGTAATCTTTTAATTTTTACTTGCATTAGTCCTCGTCCTCCCATTCGGATTCAATCTCCTCTTCCTCTCCTGAGATGGTTGGCATCTCATTGATGAGGCGGCTCAAGTTTTCAAATTTTGTGAAAGAAAGTCGAAGATTGTTCATCATTGTTTCGGTTTCTTCTTTTGTCATCTCGCCATAATCTTCTTTTTCGTATCCTTCAAGGATAAAATTATACAACTCACTTATTGCATACGCAGCGATGCCGAAGTCGTTTGCAGTAATTCTGCTATTTTCTGTTATTTGACTCATTAGTTTCCTCTTTTTCTTTTTAGGTCTTCTAGGGTTCCAACATGTCCCGTATCTGAAAAGATGTGACATGTTAGACCGGTGGATTCTATATCATCGATAAGATTTTCTAAAGAATTTGCTTGCTTTGCTGCACGGATCAAATCTAGTGTCACAAAGCATCCAACAATTTCCCAATTGTCCAACAAGGTTTCCCCAGACCAGTTTGCATCACTTCTTCCAATTCCTGCCGCCATTTCTTCCAAAGAGTGAATAGGAGTTTCCATATCTCCTCTTTTCGCTATTCCAGAGCTGGCTTGGTGCTTGATAAGACCTTGTGGTAAACTGCTAAGCGTTTGAGAAGATACTGATCGACCAGAGACAAGAACAGGATATCCTTTTAGCAAAAGACCAGAGCCACCAGTTATAGCTTCGTGATTGCTGAAGCCAGTATATCCGGATGGGATATTACTTGGGGCTCCAATCCATGCAACAGTAGAAAGCTGATTATTGTTTAGTGACGCATAATTGTTGATCCATTTTGAAATGGACTTTCTGTTTGCATCTCCGCTGCCTCCCAAAGAAGACTCCGCATAGCTAATATAGCCGAGACCATGAGCAATGGTTACTCCGTTAGCTTGACGGAACGCTTGAATCATTTCTTTTCCTTCAGGAGTTGATTGAAGTTTCTTGTGATACTTCTGTAGATTCACTCTGTCCTGTTCATACTCATCCGATGTTTGAAGTCCCACTTGTCTTCTAAGCCACCAATCCTCTGGTTTGTCAATGCCTTTTTCTTTCATTGCTTGTTCGTCTTCTGGGCTTAGTTCATATTCTTTCAGAACTTCTAAAATAAGTCGCTTTAGGGTTGAAACTTCCATAATCAATATCTCCTATAGATTTTGATGTAATTAGTTCTTACGATGATAAGATTGCTTGTTTATTCTTCCTTTGACAGGTTTGCCATAATGATTGGCGAATAAACAAGCAAATTGGCTACGACAATGACTGCCGTTGAAATTGCCAAGTTTTTTAGTTTCTTGTGTGATTTTGGAGAAGCCATTTCTGGCTCCCCCGCAATCATTGCAGAAAGCATCATTGCTTTTAGCACTATGCCACCCCCAAACTTGCAGAAGTTGCACGCTGGATGTAATCAATGGCATGCTGAGCGTCTGTGAATTTGGTATTGATAATTTTTCCACACACAAGACCAATGGTAACATGTGTTCCAGTATCTCCAACCCATGATACATTATCAGGACTTATGTAAATTGCCTGTGGGTTGTGGGCTTGTTCGATCATAATCATTCTCATTGACCAACTCCTTTGTCTTTTAGTGCCTCGACCATGTCAATCAATGCGGACATGTCGGTGTCGTCTTTTGCGAGACGATAAGCTTTGACGGCAAGAGAGATCTCTCCCTTTGTCAACCAACCATTTTCAACATAGTTCGCTTTCAGTTCGCGCTTTTGCTCTTTGTATGGCTCCATAGCATCTTCAAGGGCTCGCATGCTCTCGATGTATTCAGCCATGTGCTCTTCGGTTGTTTTTGCGTCGTCCGCTTTTTGAACGATTGCGATCTCGTCCATTGGTGTGGTACCATCGATACCGGTTACAAATTCAAAACTCATAATTCCTCCGTGGTTTGAATATAATATATTATAACATATTTCGTATTAGTTGTCAAGTTAAATTTAAAATAATTTGCCAATATCAATATAAAAGTTTGTCGAAGTATCCAATTGCTTGGATTTGGTGACTCTTCTCTCACCTTTCTTATAAAAGCGCTCATCCAACTTACACCAGCGGTCTTTATTGGCCCATGCTCCATTAATGTTGATTGTCAAAGGCATTTTTGTACTGACAATGGTTTCTCCATTTGGAGCATCAAAAGAAAACTCGAGACCTTGACCACTCTTTGCAAATGACAAAGAGGATGAAGGATCATTCAAGAGCGCGACTCTATCATGGAACTTGGAGTTCCCAATCGAATTAAGAACCTGCACCGTGCCTTTGGTGTCGACAAAGCATGCTGCGACCATTTCTTTGCTAGTAGAGCCCGATAGTCCAAGTCGGCCGAGCAACCTTGTTCTCAGCTTTCCTGAAGAGTCGGATAGAGTCAGAAGATCGATAAAAGCGCTAATAGCTTGGCCTCCTATAGACTTTCTAATAGAGCTTATATTTGATGGCTTCACTGGTTCGTCTCTTAACTTGTGCGCTTCTTTTGTTAAGTCAATTACTCTGTTTAGATGTGTGCTTGTTTCTGCGCCATATTCTCGAGAAAAGTTGGAAAGAATTTTTTTAGAATCCGACTTTTTACTCGAGAACCTTTCGCCGGTGTTGCTCTCAAATACTCCACGTCCAACAACGTCAAACCCCAAGCCGCAAAGAGTAGACAAGTAAGTACCAGACGCTACTTGAATGTTCATCGACCCTTTCTTGTTCCTGCCTATGTAGAGTTTTAAAGAGATCTCTCTTACATCCTCTAATGTATTTTCGTTATACACCTCGATGTTGATGTCTGACTTTTGAGACACACCTTCCTTCAAGCCAAGTCTATTCATTGCTACAATCTTAAATGTGCGATTAGAATAATTTTGCTTTAAAGAATTTGCGATACTTTCTGCGGCTGCAATGCAGAGAGGTTCTCTTGTGGCGATCTCCGACATTACAAACTTAAGCTCTTTAGAGCCAAGTCCCAATGCTGAAATGTAATTAGCATAAGTTGACTCATAGAAGGACTGTGGCAGGATAGACAGTGGCCCTAGGTCTTGAGCAATCAACTCCATTGTTTTATATTCACATGCGTTCTCAGCGTATTTAACAGTATTCTTAGACATATATTCTCCGTTGTTGTTTGTTTGATGTTAATAACATAACACGCTATGGTTTGGTTGTCAAGTTATTTATGAAAGATTTCTGACATTTTTTTCTCCAAAGAGTTTGACAAGACAACATTTGATTTGATTGTCTCTTCGAAATCTTGAGGGTTGTGGCCGTGATCCTTAAGCGTATTAAACATTCGAATGTGGCACTCAACGATGTTGTCTGGCATGATGTCTATCCCATAAAGGTTCTCGACAACTACTTCTGGGTCTACACCCAAAGCCAATCGGTAATCCAATATCTCAACAAGAAAGTTCCCATTTCCACATGCAGGATCGATAAAGGTCTCGCTTATGTCAAGCCATTCCGCCTTAGAAACTTGAGACATCATCTCTCTTATTAGTTCTGAAGGCGTGAACACCTCCCCATATTGCTTGACTCGCTTCTCTGACTTTGTTTGCGTTGCGTCTTTCTTTTTTGATGACTTTCTTGTCTTTGGCGATAAGATGGACTGGATGTAAGCAATTTCCTTCATGGTTACTCCAAACATCTTATAGTAGTCTAGGTCTGAGTGATCCTTCGATAGGTCGATCTTGGGTATAGATGAGAATACAATCTCATTTCCAAAGCCTGACCACTTTGCCGTTTTGAAGATGTACGTCATTAGTTCAGAGTTGAGAAAGTGCTCCAGTCGCTTACCTTCCACGTCATTATCAACAAGAATGAAGTATCCCATATCAGTGCAGCCCAACTTGCCATCATCGTAGAAAGCCTTAACATATCCTGATCTCGACCACATGACTTTTTTCTTTGAAGCAATGCTCTGCTTGACAGAAGAATACCAAATCTTGTTGTTTGTATGGAAGATTGGGTATATATGTTCTGAGGTCTTAACCTCGGATACCGTTATCTCCACACTGTCTCTCTCCGAAATCAAAGAAAAGTATTTATCAATCATTTTGTCAACAGCTTCTCTCTTGGGGTCTTTGCTCATGAGCAATTTAGATATACCAAGAGAACATTTACTTATCTTTTTCTCATGAAGCTTCTTGGCATGTCGAATTACATTGTGACAAGTGACATAGTCATAGTTCAAAGTAAACTTATCTTTTGTGTCAAATATCACTTTCTTATGGACGCCCATAGAGTCCTTGCAAAAGTCATTTGGTATATACAGAGAGTCATTATCAATAGGAAAGCTAAATGATTTCCCATCTTTTGTGATGTTGGTGCTCCCAGTTGTAGGCTGTTTTACAAGTTTGTAGTTGCTGAAGGTGCTTCCAACTCCAGGAAAATGATGCCCAGTGTCGAAGTTGATCTCCTGTAGGTCATTTTCCTTTAGGATCTCAAATACTTTATTGCTCGGAGATCCCCAACTAGTTGGACTAATCCAAAGCAGAGATCCACCATCGACTAGCCACTCGTTGACAGCCTTATCTGTAAAGATGGGCCAAAGCTTGTGCTGTGTCTTTTTCTTCGTTGTGTTGTCTTGGAATGGTGGGTTTCCAAATATTTTTGTAAATTTCATATTTCCTCCCTTTTACATAGTATAACATTTTCTCTATCATTTGTCAAGTGAATTATCCTAATAATTTCCAATTTCTTGATAATCCCCCACGAGTCGAGAAACCCCATGTGGCATTGTGCTGAGGCCATTCAAGAACATATAGGCGATGAGTGTATATTATATCTCGAGATGGATCTACGCCCCAACAATTGATCTTCTGTGTTTCCATATTGGAGTCAATCACCGTTACTTGATAGTATGGCTTTCCACCTTTGGTTTTTCTCTCGACAACATCAGTTGGAATACACCATCCTTTACCAAGTTCTTTGTCATACTCAGATATCGGCATGATGCCTTGCATCTCAAAGAACTTGTATGCTTTGGTTGGAACAACCATGTTGATTGGATAAATTCCCGTCAATGCTTGCAAGTGATTGATACGCTCTCCTTTGGTGAACTCACCTTCGTCTCGATACTTCTCAATGTTCTCTCCAAGACCCTTCTTGTTCTTTGGCTTGTCAACGACAACCGCAGACCAGAAGTGCTTGTCTCCGAAAAACCTGTCATCCATCAAGCATTCCATCGCTCCGGCTCGACACATGGCGTCTAAGGACTTCTTGTTGACTTTGCGGGCTACGACCCCTTTGTCGAACAAAAGATCCTCTACGGAGGCAAATGGACGCTTCTCGATGATCTCATCGATTGCAGCATCTCCGAGACCCTTGATGGTTGTTAGAGGAGAAATCAATCTTCCATCGACAACTTCCCAACGCTTTCCTGACGTATTGATGTCCAATGGCTTTACTTTGTATCCAAACGAACGAGCAATGTTGATTGCTGCTTCTTTACGTTTCTCGGGTTCATGATCCAAGAAAGAAGCAAGCCAAGCATCTTGATAGTAAGTTTGCAACCAAGCGCATTGATACGAGATAATGCTGTAAGGAATTGCGTGATTCTTTGAGAAACCATAGCCGGAGAAGTATTCCATCTTGTCCCAGAGAACCTTAGCATCTTTGAAAGACATGCCTTTGTTCTCGCAACCTTTGATGAAGCGTTCGTAAAGATCTTTCTTCTTTTTCATCTTGGTCTCGGACAAACCTTTCTTTGTCAACAACTTACGCAATACGTTTGCATCGGTCATTGTAATGTTGTCCCCGAGAACGTTCACCAAGTTCATGATATCCTCTTGGAATACAATCAAACCAAAGGTCTTACCAAGCACTTGTTCAATCAAAGGATGATCATACTCGACGTCGTCTTCTCCGAACTTTGCTTTCACATACATTTTATCAACACCAGCAGACAAAGGACCGGGACGAAAGATTGCAGATACAGTAGCAATTTCTTCGATTGAGGACACTTTAGCTCCTTGGCCTAGTCGTTGCATACCCGAGTTCATAAACTGGAAAATACCGGCAAATTTGCCCTCGTGAAACACATCTCTGTACACCTTTTGATCGCTCAAGTCAAGAACTGAAGGATGAAGGTTCTGATTGTACCAACGCTTGATGTCATCAAATGTCGGATTAGCATTGCCTTCTGAGATCAAGATACGCTCAATTGCATCCTCGAACACTTTTAGAGTTTCGAGACCAAGGATGTCAAACTTGATAAAGCCAAGAGGTTCAAGGTGACGAACGTTCTGACCTTCCGACCATGGCGTCTGACGAATGCCCTTGGAGGTAATCAAAGGCATCTTTGCTGGAAGATAATCTCCAATGATTGCACCAGCAGCATGACGACCAATTGATCTCGGTTGACCAATCAAACCAAATACTTGAGATTGGATATGAGGATAGTTGCTAAAAAATTCTTGGAGTGTCTCGGAGAACTCGCATACCTCGTCGAACGTCGGAGTGTAAACCCCTGCTTTGATTCCATGTCGCTTCTTCGCCAATGGAGTTGCTTCTGCAAGCATTGCCTTTGTCACTTTGTTTACCTCAGTGAAAGGAACTCCTTCTCGTTTGGAGATGTCCTTGATCAAGGATGACAATTGCAAGGTGTTGAAGTTGGAAATAAAAGCAACAGAGTCCTCGCCCCACTCCTCAACCATCTTGTCTTTGATAAGAGAGTTATCCGAGAAGTCGATATCAATATCCGGAAAGCCCGATGACCCGCGAGTAAGGAAGCGCTCAAAAGGAAGGTTCCACTTGATTGGATCAATCTGAGTAATCTTCAAAAGAAAAGACAGAAGAGAACCCGATGCAGAACCACGAGCAGGTCCAACAAAGCAATATTCCCAAGAGAAGTCAACGATGGCCTTTGTAGCAAGAAAATACTCAGAGAACTTTTGAGATGAGATAACATCTAATTCTTCTTCGAGTCGTCGAGAGTATTGCTGTTTGGTGGCTTTGCTTTCATTTCGCAAGTATAGACCCAAAGCTTTCTCAGCAAGATCTCGGAGAGCTTCATCAGCGCTCTTGTCGCTTGGAACCATAAAAGAAGGAAGCTGCACAGAAGTGTCAGGAAGAAAATCTTCAATCTGCTCGAAAGCGATAAAGGCTGTGTTGGTGATTGATTCCATAACGAGATCATCGCTATAAGACACATCGAAATCATTAGAGTATCGTTTATATGATTCCCACATTTCTTGAGCGTTCTTAGGATATAGTTCATAGCCGATCTCCTCGATGGACTCTGGAATATTGTCGTCCATCCAAGCAGGCATTTTTCCTAACCAACCAAGTCGCTTGTAAACCTCACGATCTCGCCAAGCATCTGGTCGAGGATAGTGAGAATCGCAAGTAGAGACCAACTTAAGATCAAGTTCACCTGCTACTTTAATTATGGCCTGATTTAACAAATGTTGCTCTGGAATGTTATTCCATTGCAATTCGCCATAGAAACGGTCACCGAGAAGATCTTTGAACTTTTTAAGGTTCTCGAGCATATCAGATGCAATTGCCTCAACGCCTTCCTCTTGATGCTTCCACATTGATTCAGCAGCGATGCCTCCTAGACACGCTGTAAGGACGATTACGCCCTCCTGATGTTCTCTAAGCATATCGAAGTCAATACGTGGCTTACGATAGAAATAATCGCCACTGAAGGACTTGGAAACCATCTGATAGATGTTCTCGAGACCCTTCTGATTCTGCGCGAGAAGAACGATATGGCGCTTGCGAGACAACGCTCGCTTGTCATTGCGTTGCTCATCCTCAACCACCATAGCAGAATCTCCAGATTCAACTTCTTTCGCACGCTTTTTGTCTGCTGCGATCTCGTTGCGGAGATTCTGCCACTCATCCAAAGATTCGATATAATATGCTTCAACACCAAAGATTGGCTTGAAGTCCTTGCCTTCGGCTTTCATTTCTTTTGCTCGCAACAATTGATACGACAAGCCGTTCATGGTGCCGTGATCTGTGAGAGCAAGCGCCCGAGATCCATTCTCAAAGGCGAAGTTCATGTGCTCTTGCGGAAAGCCGAAACCGTCAAAGAGCGAGAAGCACGAGTGTCCGTGCAAGTTTACAAATTGTTCTTTTCTTAAATTCATATGTCCTCCGAATTATGTTTATAATATAACATGTTTTGTTGATGTTGTCAAGTATTTTTACAAACATTCATAGCGATAATTGTCTCCATCAAAAGTGGACCAGCATAAAGGTGCTACACTATGGAAATTTTTTCCATTCATAAAAGGAACAATAATGGCCGCAGAAAATACAGCTATTGTCGGTAATGCCACTTTTATAATTGAGCCTTTAGGGATTGTCTTTCTAGTCTTTGTTTTAAAAATATTTTTTTCACGTTCTTCTGTGTATAAATTTTGTTTCACATACTCTTCCTTAAATAATTTTATGAATTCTTCTCTAGCTTTTCTGTCTAAGGTTAGGCGTATTAGTTTTTCATTAATGAAATCTTCATATTCACTAGCTGCCACTTTTCTATAAAGAATGCCATAAGTTGAATTGTTAGTGATGCGATCATAATTTTTAACTATGATCATGGAATTGCTTATTGGATAATACTTTATTGCATCGTTATTTTTAGATATAAGCCGTCGATTTTCGAAGGCAAGTCTATCATTATACAATGAATAGTTTACATCATGGTAGTCTTGGTCTAAATTAAATCTTGTACCAGGCATGACCATATTTTTCCAGTCCCAACCAGAAATACATGTATCAGTTGTTATCTTTGGATCAATAGTCGGAACTCCAGAAGTTATGTCACAAGAAGACAAAGGGGCAGGTACTTCTTGAGCATCTAAATATTGGTTTTCTTCGATAGCGGTTCTAAAAACAATTTGAGGATATAAGTAATTTTCTCCGCTGGTCAAGCAGCTTTCCCAAATTTGATAAGCATGTTCCTTATCATCATAAAAATTATGAGAATCCATTTTTAATTCAGAAAATATTTGATTTTTTTCTAAAGCGGATATTGACTGAATTGCTTTTAGATTCGAAACTACTTTTCCATCGTAGGTGCCTTTGGGACTACTCTCTATTAGAAAAGATTCGCCTTGTCTTTTATAGATCCAATTGCCATCTATTGTGGTTTCAACGATTGGCTGACGACCTGAAAGATCTATTAAGTATTCTAAAAAAGGTTCAATATTGCTATCTCCAGACACTAAGTCTTTGCAGATTTTATTTATTTCCCTAAATGACAAATTTAATTGACATTCCACATATTCATCCTTAGTTGGATCAATATCAGAGCAAGGATCTGATCTTTCAATTTCATCGAATGTATTCAAAGAAGGTTTAATCATCTGACCTTCTATGTGTAAGGTATCAAATATTATTTCTGAAGAATTAAGATTGTGGCAGTGGTATGGTTGCGAACCTGCATGACACCCATGTGTATCAGTATTGCCACTATGTGCCGAAATAGTATTTATTAAAATTAAAAACAAAAAATTCATATGTCCTCCGAATTATGTTTATAATATAACACACTATAGATTGTTTGTCAAGTCAGAATTGTAAAAAATTTCTATATCGTCTTTCTCGACAAAATAATCCTCCTCTGTGTCAAAGTGATAAACTCTGTATAGGGTTTCACCATGTTTGTTTTGATGTACTTTCAAGATCATGCATAGACCAAACATCCATTTGCACTCAACTAAATCTCCGATCATTTTTCCTCCAAGTGTTCGAGATAAAACTCCATAAGCCGCTCTTCTTGCTGCAGTGGAATCCAAAACACGCCTATTGCATCTTCTTTTGTACCATCATAAGATTGATACACATTTCTTTCAATTGTCAATATAATGCCAAGTTTCTTTAGCGGATCATATCTTGACTTGACAATGCCGCCCGACTTGAAGACAACAAGGTCTCCGACATTAAACATCATCCACCTCCAAGTATAATACTTGATTAGTAGAAGAAATTATGTTCCACTCAAAAGGACTGACGATTAGTGGCTGCACTCCAAGTTGTTCTAAGAATACCGCATTTCTTTCTCGCGCTTGGCAGAAAGAAGCAGCTCGAGGAACAAAATAGTTCTTACCTTTTATTACATATGCATATTTCATTTGTTCTCCGTTAACATTTTTAGTTGTTCTATCGTTAGAGCCAGATTATAAAGCTCGACTCCTTCGTCGATGTGTTGTTGAATGCTTCTTGCTTCTTCTAAAAGAAGATTGTTTTTGTCTTCGTCTTCGAACTCTTTTAGAACGTTCCACTCAAACGCGTCCTCTCCGTATTTATCAAAATCTTCTTGAAGAAGTTTGTTTGGGTGATAATTTCCTCGGAGGCCTGTGAGGTGTCCTTTCCACCTCAATTCTCCTCTTGTTGTTTCTCCAATGTAAACTTTGTTGTTTATTAGGTTTATTATTTGGTAAACGCAACTTGGTTGCTCTGCTTTTCTTTTTTCAAGATACCGAACTCTCTTTTCAGCTATCTTTTCTTTGTTTTCTTCATAATACTGGGCTTGTTGCTTTGCTATCTTTTCTTTGTTTTCTTCACGATAATGGGCTTGTTGCTTTGCTATCTTTTCTTTGTTTTGAGCACGATACCGAGCGTTCTGCGCTGCTATCTTTTCTTTGTTTTCTTCATAATGCCGAGCTTTTTGTTCTGCTATCTTTTCTTTGTTTTCTTCACGATAATGGGCTTGTTGCTTTGCTATCTTTTCTTTGTTTTGAGCACGATACCGAGCGATCTTTTCTTTGTTTTCTTCACGATACCGAAAGGAGTATTCTGCTATCTTTTCTTTGTTTTCTTCATAATACCGAGCGTTTTTCTCTGCTATCTTTTCTTTGTTTTCGGAACGATACCGAGCACCTTGCTTTGCTATCTTTTCTTTGTTTTGAGCACGATACCGAGCACCTTGCTTTGCTATCTTTTCTTTGTTTTCTTCATAATACCTAGCATTACGCTTTGCTATCTTTTCTTTGTTTTGAGCACGATATTGGGCTTTGCATGATTTGCATTGGCGGGTGTGGCCGTCTTTCGTACTCTTGTTTCTAGAGAACTCGACAAGTGGCTTTTGGATTCCGCATTTGCTACATTTTTTCATTGTTCCTCCGTTATTTCGCAGCCCAAAAAGGCTTTGTACTCCGCTTCATCCATCAGGTTGTCTAGGTCTGAAGCATTAGACACTTGTATCTTAATCAGCCATCCAGAATTGTATGGATCGACATTGACTGGATGTTCATCACCAGCGAAATCGACCAACTCTTCATTCACTTCCAGAACAGTTCCTGTTACTGGAGATTTCAAATCACTCACGGCTTTGTTAGATTCAATCTCGCCGAACTCTTCTCCTTGCTCAACATCCTCTTCCAGATCTGGAAAGCCAACATAGACAACATCACCTAGTTCACTCTGAGCAAAGTCTGTAATTCCAACTATAGCAACATCTCCTTCCATTCGAACCCATTCATTGGATTCTGTAAACTTCAAACCAGCAGTAGACATGACAACTCCTTTAAAACTGTTGGGTATTTTTCGTATAGTTTGTTTTGTAGTTCTGCTCTCATTTGTTCTCCTTTAAGCTTCTTTCGCTCAACTCTTTGTTTATCTTGCCTATCTCGTGATCAATCTCTTTTATTTCTCTCACGAGATAGTCCTTCTTTGTTCTCAAAATGTTTAGTTGATCCACAAGGTCTTGTTCTTCTTGAAGGTGCTTTGGAGCATTTAGCCCCAGTCTTTCAAGTTCGGCCATGTTTGAGCGAGATTGTTGAGTTAAGACTTCATACTTGGAAGGCTCTCTCGGGTCTGTTTCGCTTAATACTTTTTTTATTTGATCTAATTTCATTTGTTCTCCATTATTTCGCAGCCATGCAAGATGAGCCAGCCATCAACTCACGCATCTTGAACAATGCTTGTTCTTTAAATTTCGCCTCTAACATGATGTCCATGCGGTGACCGTAGGTGTCGATAGGCGTCCAATAAGAGTCGCTGTGCGCTTGTGGCTTGATCTTGGGGTCATTATGCTCGACAGAGCGTGACTGGCTGTAATGAACGACAGGGACAACGTCGCCCCATGTTTGAAGTGCCAACTCAACGGCATCCTGTTGCGACAAACCACCAGTGCACATTGTGTGGTGGTGATAGTCATGCACGATGGGGATGCCAATTTGTTTGAATATACCATCGTACAACTCTTTGGTTGAGTATAGCGATTCTTTGTCGTCGTTCTCCACAGTCAGTCGAGTTTTGACGGCGTCAGATAAACGCTCGAAGTTTTTGCAGAATGTCTGCATTGCGACTGATTTATCGTCGTAAGCCGCTCCGACGTGAATGTTGATCTTTGCCCAAGGAGAGCGAGGTTGACACAAAAGATCCATCATGCGACCATTGACTTCAAGGTCATTGATGGTGTTTTGCACAACCTGCTCATTTGGAGAACAAAGTTTGTTGAAGGGGCCGGGATGACATGTCAAGCGAATGTTGTTCTCGTTGGCAAACAGGCCGGCTTCGTAAAGGGCTTCTTCAATTGCGTCGAAGTCTTTGAGGTCTTCGAGGTTGTATTCCGAAGCCCATGGAAAAATCTCGGAGGACATGCGAAAGAAGTGGATGTCATGCTGTGCATTCCATTTGAGGATTGTGAGCAAGTCGGTGACGTTTTGAAGAATGACCTCGGACACATAGTCGAGACCTTTCTCTTGAAACGTTTTCTTTCGCATTGTGCGATTGGTTGATACCTTCACCTTGCGAGATGAAAGTTCGGTGTTGATGCAGGCATAGCCCAAGTTATAGTTGTTAATCATTTGTCCTCCGTGATTGTTATAATATTAATGTAACATATACAAGAAGGTTTGTCAAGTAATTTTTGTAAGTTTTTTTAACAATCTTCTGGATTATCTGCTATCATAACGCAAGTATCGTAATAAGCGTCAATATTTTCCGTTGCTTGTTGAAAAAGGTCTGGCTCTACGGCACAGCATAAATAAGTTAGTATTAAAATCATTGGTCCTCCGGTTTCCATGCTGGATTTGATACAATTGCGCCTCTGTCCATAGATGACATGACTTTGTTGTATGCACTCAGCATTTCTTCATATTCTTGTTGTGTTATTTGTTCTCTTCTTAAAATTTGGTTTACTTCTTGTTGGCTTGTTGCTCCTCTAATATCTGCTTCTACTTGCAGCATCTGTTCCATCCAAACATCTAACGCTACAGTCCAAGCAAGTGGCAAGATTTTTACTTCGATATCTTGATCCCACCTGTTTTTCGAGCTAATTGTTGGAGCCATCTTCATGTTGTTTGGATCTGGGCTAATCTCTGTTCCCCAAAATGCTAACTGACCGAATACATGTTTGTAAGTCTGCTTCAGAGTCCAGTTGTCATAAAACGCTCTTGCTTCAGTTGGAGTATTCCCTAGAGTAAGAGATTCATCCATCTCGGCCCATAGTTCTCCGATATCAACATAGGCATATGCTTGACCTGTTGCTGCGTCTGCTGCTGGTGCTATAGCATAATACTCTTTCCATGGAACATATCTCAAAGCATCCATGGCAGCTTTTGCATCTGCGGAGGGGACTGGTGGTTCTGTATTTTGAGCAGAAATCTCTTGATCTCTCGCAGAAGGTTGACCTAGACCTCCGATGGACACTCCCTGAAACTCATCCGAATCCTCATCAGCATAGAGATCGCCAACTCTACCTGCTGCTGCAAGACCTGCGGCACCTGCCACGCCTTTCAAGAAGTCTCTTCTTGTAGCTTCTTCCATGACTTCTAGAATTAGTTTTTTAAGTTCAACGCTGTTAAGTTTCATTTTTTTATCCTCAGTTATAATATAACATGTTAATATTACATTGTCAAGTTTTTATTTTGCTCTCAGAACAATTTCGCAAATATGCTCCAATCTTTCAATATGTTCAAATGCATCCCACGGATGCTTTCCTATGGCTGTTGCTCCATGGTTGGCTTGACCTACAACATCGCATATCAGTTTGCCTGATGGATCTGTCATGCTAAAAAACGTAGAGCTTGCAAGCTCCGGAGACACTGCTGGGAGCATTGGAACGTTGTGACCTACCCTTGTGTACCTGTGAACCTCTGGGAACTCTTTAGCAAGCTCATGAAGGTCATAACCGGCATACATTGCGGCAACGATGTTTGTTGGATGAAGATGGAGAACGCAATTTGTCTTATCTTCTCTCTGAAGCATCCAATGCATTTCAAGTTCGCCACTTGGCTTTTTATCATTATGGACTAAGTTACCATTGAAAATTGGCAACCTTACTACTGTTTCAGGTATGATAGTTGTCTTTCTAACACCAGATGGCGTTATGTAGAGTGTGTCTCGACCTCTTTGACGAAGAGAGCAGTTACCATCTCTTGTGGTAATCCATCCTCTCTTATATGCTTCTCGCATTACATCGCCAATGGCTGTTACCATTTCTTACAGCTCCAGTATCTTGCTTTTGTCTTTGGTCCCGGATTATCACAATTGTGTCTTGCTCTGAAGGACTTGCGTCGCTTTGGGTTTGACTTTTTGATTCTCATGTTTGGGTCTCCAAAGTTTACCTTCTTGACATTTCCGGTCTTTGGATCCTTAACATATACCTTGAACTTCTTTACATCTCCGCGCATTGGCTTGTTGAGCTTTACCTTGCGTCCTTGATATTCGGCTTCTTGTTGAAGGTCAGGGCATCCACATGATGCTTCTTGAAGCATTTCAAACAAACATCCTTCGCATACCATGTCGCCCTCTTCCAAGGTTGCTCCATGAAAGTGCTCTAAGATTGAGTCATCGCCTTCAAATATTAATTCTTTTCTGCCATTTGATTCTGTGATTTTAAGTTTCATTTATTGTCTCCTTGTTATGGTAATGAAGTTTTTGGTAGATTATCTAAGCCTAAATCCATGTAAAGCGAGTTCATCAATTCGAAAAGATCTTCGGCTTGTAGCGTGTAATAGCTTAAGACTTCCGTTAAATTGTCCGCAAGGTTTTGCCCTTCGATTATCATTAGTTCGTCGACCTCCACTCCGGTAATCCCGGCAGATTTCATTACAAATGAAAAATGTCCTTCGCGAACAAGATTTAATTCCATGGTGATAATTTTGGGAGAAAATGTTTCTGCGAAAAGGTCTGACTTATACATCGGGAGGCTTTGCCTGATCTTGCTGGTTGATTGAGATTCTCCTGTCAAAACAAGGAATCTCCAAGGTTTGGCAATTTCGTCTCCGAGTTGAACTTCGTTCCCGTCGAGTTGTTCAAAAGCATTTTCGATTGTAAAGTTCATCATCCAATGACCTCTGTCGTCATAAAAGGAAATTAGTTTCTCTAGCGTTTCAGGGTCGCTACTAACAAAAATGGTATCGGAAAGTTTTTCCAAGTAATTTCCCACCCTATTCGATCTTTTTGTCTTTGATTTTTCGCTCAAAACATAAGAAAGCTCTTCTTGAATAATTCTTCGTAAATCTTGATTTGTAAGTTTCACTTCTTCTTTCCTTTCTTTGCCTTCTTGCCCCAAGATGAGCCTTTGCCTCTCTCCTTGCACGCACCGGGTGTTGGGCGGCATGCAGGATACTTCTTTCTCTTTTCTCCATCAGAGCGGCCACATGATTTGTAGCCACCTTTGCCGTCAGGAGCATTGCAATCGACCCAGCCGCCTTTCTTTCCTTTGGCTCCTTTTCGCTTGAACCAATCTCGGAGATTGCCCTCTTTACTTGACTCAGTTCCCGCTTTCTTCTTTTTCTTTTTACGTTTTTTTTCGTCCAGCACAATGCGCTCTTTGCGAGAACCCTTTTGGATTGTCACAGTTGATACTTCGCTTATACTTGACAGACCATTTCTTTTTTTTTTCTCATCTAACTTTGGACCTTTGCACATTTCTTCAGCTTCTTTCTTGCTTAAACCTTTTGGTCTATCAGCTCCTTGTTCTGCTTTTGCGCACATAAATCTTCTTTGTTTGTCTGAATAAACTTCTTCTATACCTGCTAACTTATCATAATACTCTGGATCTTCATATACATGCTCCATTGCAATCTCGTGTGCAATTTCTTCGCTATCTGTATGTTCCATTTCAACCTTGATGCCTTTTGCAACTTGCTTTTCAATTTCATCAACAGATACATCGTGCATTTTTGCCAGTTGCTTATGTTGATCTTCCATTGATCCTTTCAATTTATCTCCGAGACCACCTGGGATTAAATCTTCATTTGTCTTATTACCCCAGTTTTTGGCTCCAACTTTGCGACATTTCACGAGAGCACCAGAAGCATAAGCAGAAGGCCATACATCATAACGAGAACGAACCTTGTGGTAGCATGCGTCCTTCTTGCCTTTCTTCTTTTTCTTCTTCTTTTTTTTCTTTTTGCGTTTTTCATCAAGGACGGCGTTCAGCTCTTCCTTGATGATTTGTCGCAACTCCTCTTGTGTAATTTGCATGTCGAAAGCCCCATTTTGTTACAATAAATAGTAAGAAAATAGCTATTCTTTCCATCCAAACATCTGCAATAGAAAAGATTTGATTAGTCGGTCTTTGCATGGAATATCTTTGCATTCATAAAGCTTCCATGAATATGATGATTTCTCTTTTGCTATTTGCGCTTTCTTTCTTTCTATATCCTCTTCCATGTCACTGCAAATGCTCTCATAGTCCTTTAGGTAAATGTCATGCCTATCTGCTATCTCGAATAGTTTGCACCAGTTTTCCTCGGCCATGGCGGTTGTCGCGTCCTTGAAGTCCATGTGGTCTCTCCAGAACATTGGATCTTCCGATGTTAGTTTGTCTGGATGAATCTTTTTAGCAATCGATCTGTAAACACCTTTATGTTTGTCTTCTCGAACCTTCTCTTCTTTTATTGCCAAACCGGTTTCGTTGCTCTCGAATATCTTTTCAACTCTTTTCTGGTTGTTTTTGTTGAGAGTGTCCAAATCTATGTCTCTAACTGCGCACCACTGACGATAGAACGCTTCGAATTCTAGATGACCATCTTTGAGAATTTCCTTCACCATTTGCAGTTCATATTCGAGTGACTTATATTCGCTTAAGAGTTTTTTGAATTTAAGTTTCTCGATCATATTTCGATACCGGATTGAACTTAGTACCATACAGTATGGTTTTGGATGGCCTTTTGATGGTTATGGATCGAGAGGCATGCAAGAAGTCCCTGTATTCCTCCCAGTTCCTTATATTGAAATAGTTCTCGACTTGAATTTCTGTCGAGTTCCTGAGGTTGAGCGGCTCGAACACTTTGCTCAAAGGGAAAAATCTAGCTGACCATCTCTCCGAAGGATCGAGCAACAATTCATCGTCCGGATGAGAGCCGGGAACTCTTCTTCCTGTTCCTGTTCTGATAATTCTACGGAACTCAAGCCACTCGTCTTTCCCAAATGTGAACGACATGAAGTTATCATCCTTTACTGATTGACCATTGAACGAAATATATGTAGAATTAGAGTGAGCAATTTCTTTTCTGTAATCTCGAAGCTGCCATGCTGGGAAGAACCCATGAGGAAACGACACGTAATACTTTGTCGGAGTCATCCACTCCGAGACAAGCGCCATTGTCTTGAAAGCGGTCAAAGCGCCATGTATAACCGACCATGCGGTGCAATCCCTCTTGAAGCGATCTTTTGGATTTACATTGACATAGTAAATTGGTATTCTTCGTCTCGACATTCCCGGTACAGGGTCAAACTTGCGGTTGGCCCATACGGGATCCCCACACCAATCACCCAGAGTTTTGCGTATCAGAGGCCCAATATCGTCGTTTACGACGATCCAGATCGACTTGCACCCTGCCCATGCACACTCTACCACGGCGGCTTCTATCAAGCTATATGAAGGCCCTATGGGCATCATGCAATCTGGCCATGGTTGGTCGAAGTCGTAAGTGTCATGTCCTGCTATCGGAATTATTCCAACAAGATTATTTATCTTGTTCGCAAACTCTCTATCATCTTCCATGCTTCTCCTTCTTTCTGTTTCATATTGTATGCTTCTCCGAACGAGCAGTTACTCTCGAACAGAGGAGTGACGACCCTTTTATGGAACTCTATCTTTGGCTTTTTGTAATATCTCTTCCCTTTGTAGGTTCTCGAGAAAGGCCCAGTAAGCCCCTCATCTTCCATCATGCGGAGCGCTTTTAGCTTAGCTATGCCTTGACCCAAGTCAGGATCCAGAACCTCTTTTTGGGTCATTTTTGACGCCGCTAGGAGCCCTCTTGTTGGACCATTGAACGTATAAAAATCCAATTGACTTACAAAATCGCTGTTGTCCTCAATGCGAGTGACCGAATGTGGTTTGAGATGTTTGACGTCAAAGAAGTCGTAAACCCCGAACATGTTTTCTTCTTTATCAAACATTACGACTTCATCAGGGTGAAATATGATTCTTCGATTTCCCTTTGTCATAATTGTCAAGTTGTCTTCCATACGAATTGTTTGTATATCATTCGGATACAACAGTAAAGAAGAAACCGACATTGCAAAACTAAGATTAGACCAAAGCTCTTTGACGTTTGTCGCGTTCATAAACGAGAAATCATATCCTGAGTATCTCTTGTCAAATCTATAGATATATTCAGGGTCTTTTACAATACATCTAGTTTGCGTTCTCCATGCATACAGGAGACACGTAAGAGATCGGCCAACGATTATCTTGTCGGCAATCATTTGTCTCCAAAGAATGCACCAAATCTACTCATCATGTCTGCCATGCGGTCGCTTTGAGGAGGTGCAGGTGGTTCTGGTTCTGGTTCGGTGTCTGGCTGTGGAGGACGCAAGTTGATTTCTGGATCTGCTTTCAGTTTTGTCTCAACTGCTTGAGCAAACTCATGGAATCCTCCGCCACGACCAGCATTTGCAAAGAACCAATCTTGTGGCGCTCCTGCTGCTACAATTTGTGGGGCATTTGATGGCTGGGCTTTTCCAGTTGACGTTTTCTGACCGAGCCATAGAGAAGTTGGGTTGACACCAACCATTTCGACCATCTTATCAAAAAACTTGTAAAAATTATCTTCGATAAACGAAACAAATTCAGGATTTTCCTTGATTCTCTCGATAAAGTAATCTGATTTGAGATTTGCTAGTTTTTCTACGAGCACTTGGACATCATCTTTGATGCTTTCATCAGAAACGCCCAGCCCTTCTTTGAATTCTTTCCAGAATTCTACAACATAGAAAGACATTCCGTTAAGGGCATGTATATACTTATCGTTTATATCCTTCCTCTCTTTTATTTTCTTATCTATTCTCTTGAGTTCTTCTCGGTGAAAAGAACGTTCTTCTCGGAGCTGTTCCAAAAGGGCCTTTTGTTCATCGCTAAGTCGTTGTTCGGCACTAATCTCAGCTTCGATTTGGGCGAGCTGTTTGTTAATTTCCAAAATTAACATGTTAATTTTGTTCTTTTTTCTAATGTCTTCAGGTAATCTTTTCGTCTTTTCCATTCCTTGTTTCAAGAATTCGAGAAAGTCATCCCCTACGATGCCTTTGAATTCTTCATGACGGGCTCCTGTGGTTGACACATACTCGGTTCCAAGAGCGTCAACAAATGCTCTCATGAATCCATCGGGCTGTCCAAGTTGCAACAGGCCTTTATCTAGCGACTCTGCCAAAGTATATCTTCGCCATTCATTTAGAATCTTCTTCATCTTCATCTTTTAGCCCCTCAATCATCTGTTCTGGTATTTCTCTAATTAGTTGGTTTCTGATCATTATGTCGTAAACCCAATAATTGACTTTTGGATCTTCATATCCATTCCACTTGTTTATAAAGTATAAAACAGGGTCAGAAACAATAATTCCGAGATCTCCATCATCATAGACGGAGTTGTCTCGGAACATAACTAGGTCTCCCTTTTGGAACCTAGGATTGTTTTGAATCACGATAAGCCCCAATCGAAAAAGGCCATATTTCGTTTGCGATATCCAAACACGCTTCTGCGACTTTTTGAATCTCCCATTGAGCTCCCTCGTGGATTCTCAAATCAACAAACTTTATAAGGTTTGACAGATTCACCGTACCATAGTATCGAGTATAGAGATTTTGAGGAAGAACTCCTCTTGCTTGCTCTCGGCAAACTCCTTTGTCAATGAGTTCATTGAACAAGTCTAACGATGATTCGTGAAATTTTCTCACAGCGTCAGAGGCGCTCACATAAGAATCAACAAATCGTGGAGTTATGGTAGGGTCAACTAGCTCCTCAGCGTTTGAGGCCTGTCTGTTGCTCTTGTGCTGCGTTCTAAATGCACTTGGCTCATAGAACTTTAGGTCAACTTCTGTGTATCTTCTCGAGATCTCATTGTACGCCCAAGTTCTGTGTCTCATATGTTGTGCTCTCACGAACATTGGAACCTCAAACATAAATGTGATAGAGTTGTGTTCAAATGGCGAAGTGTGCTTGTGCGCAGCTAAATATTTGATTAGCTTTTTATCTCGCGGAGAAAGGTCTCCTTGGTTATCACCACCAAAAGAGACCCTTGCCGCATTTGCTACCATTTTGTCGTCTCCGACATGTTGAATATAGGATACTTTTCCAATCCCGTCTCCGTAGAGTTCAACTTCTTTCATCTATCCTCCTAAGATCTTCTTTTTCTATATCCGGCAAATTCAGATGGAGACCCCATGCTATTGACAATGTCCTCAATCTCTTGATCTGACATAGGAATTTCTGGCTTGCCGTAAAGTGGGATCAGAATCTTTCCTTCTTCTCCCATGCCGGGAATGTATGAGTAGTTATCGTCCACACTTCTCAAATCATCAGAATCCATTACGTCTGATGTTGCTGATGACCATTCATCTGAACCGAAGCCGTGATCTTCATCGTGATCCATTTTGTACATTTGGAATTCCATGGAGTGTTCTCCAGCAAGTCCGCCTTCGGGATCCATAGAAAGACCTCCTTCTGCATCGCGTGATGGATCAAACTGCTTACGTCCAAATACGAAGCCCCATTGCTTGTATTTTCTGTTTAGCTCGTCCATGTCTTCAAGGCGAGCGTTCTTGATGATGACTGACTTTTCCGTATGGCCCTCGAAGATCCCACCAATACGTTCAAATTGATAACCCATCTGTCTCAAATCTGACTCAAGACCTGCTTGCAATTGATCATTGACACCTGCGCCGACTGCTGAAGCCATTGGGTTTTGTCCAGACATGATTGCAACGGTTTGAACCTGTGGATCTTGTCCTCGCAGCATTTTCATGATGCGCTCTTTCTTACCTTCTTCCTGAAGGACTTCGTTAATCAATTTTTTCAATTTAAGTGTTGTTAGTTTCATTTTATAATCCCTTAATGACTCTTAATGTCTCGTTACAATGGTCAAGAACTTTTACATGCCTTGACTCTAAGACACTTTTAATTTCTTCAACTTCTCGATCCCATGCCGATGCTTCTTCGTTCAAGCCAGCATTTATCATTTCCTTCTTCGCTTCTTCATGAACTTCATCAATTCTAGCAGAAATTTGTGGCCAATCCACTGTTAGGAATTCAGAACATGCTTTTTGCATATTCATCTTTGACATAAGTCGACCCGCTCCTCTCTCGTTTGGATCTAACATTCTTGGAATGTCTCCACCTCTCGGAGAGAATCTACGGCCTTTTCTTGCTCCCATGGCACGGAATGTCATGGAGCCACCGGGATCGATTCGAGTTGCTGTATTGTCGTCTGTATTGACAACAAAGTTGTCTAGATTTGCCACATCATGGTTTGCCAAAAAGACATCCACCATGGCTCCACCAGAAACAGATTCTGCCCAAGAACTTGGAGGATTAGAGTTTACAACATTTCCACCTGCGACGCCTGTGGCTGCTTGAGTAGCAAGGCCAAGTTGTCTATTGGCTGGATCAGACACTAGATGAACTTGGCTTGGTACCGCTGAATCAGGATAAAGTTGGTAAATTTTGTAAGCAAGATATTCTACTGCGATTTGTAGAGTTTTATCTTCCTTATTCTCGAAGTCCCAAGAATCAGAAACCTTCAAGTAGAACTGGTCATCACCAATCATACACGTTCTCAAAAAGTGAGTAGATCCGAAGCATCTGTCAAGATTGGAGAGTTCTCCAATATCCATTTCATCTAGCTGTTGGATTCGATCTGCTTCTTCTAAGACCTCTAAAATCAAGCTTCTCAGCTTATCACCCGTTAACCTCATCAACAATTCTCCCGTAGACATAGTTTTCTTGAACAAGGTAAATAGTGTCAAGATTCGCTTTTATGTCCTGTAGGGTTGTTCTATCAACAATGATTTTGTCTCCGACATCTAACGGAATTGAGCAATCACATGCCATAGCAAGGATTTTGCAAGTGACATAAGGTGATTGTGGTGGCCTGTATTCATCAGGCATAATAAAGAGAGGAGCATCCTCGGATGTCTCTTCTTCAATTAGTTCCACCCAAAGGTGGCGGTTGTGTGGTTCAAATTGCATATTACCTCCATAATAAAAAAAACGTGTTACACATATAGTATAACACGTTTTCGGGGGTTTGTCAAGAGGAAAAGTTTACTTTTCTTCGTGCGCTTTCTTTTTTTCTTGAACTTCAGTTCTCAGATCTTTCAGACCCTTCGATGCTTCCATCAAAGCTTTTCTTGCTCGAGGTGCTGCGGATTTGAATCCATAGCTTCCAGCTTCGACTTTATCAAGCTCAGCCAACACTTCTTGCAACTCTTTGATGATGCCTTCTAATTGTTCACGCATATTAACTCCTTGTTAAAAAATTTCGCATGCTCCGCCGCCACAGGCGACTTCACCAGACAAATCTGTTTCATCTGTTGTTTCAGTAATTAGATCTAAATCAACGTTTTTCAGCAATGAGAGCATATTTTCATAAGTTTCTTCATCACAATCTTCAAATGGAGCTTGAACATATGTCCCTCCATCATAAGGTAAAACGCTTAGACCATTATAAACCTCTCGGTTCTCCCACATCCAATTTCCAACGGTTTCCCATTCATCATCTTTGATGGTGATAGTGGCTGAAACATTGTGGGTGTTGTTTCCATCTTTATGACCGGACTTGATCCATTCATTAGAAACTTTCTTTACTCTCTCGAGCAAATCAAGTGCTGTTTCGTGGCGCGTAATTGCCCCTTCAGGAGCTTTTTGAGGCACGGATAGGATAGCAGTGTCATGTGGACGGAAACGGCAATCTTCGACCAATTCTGGAAGGTTATTCACTAGATATGAATAGATTGCCTCGTTCTTTCCAACTCTAAGTCGTCTGATATAGAAATCATTATGCCAAGCATGGATTCCACTTGACGTGCCAAGAGTAAGAGAAGTTGTTCCTGCTGGCTTAACGCAGGTTTGACGAGCGGCTTGTCTGATTCCAATTTGCATTGCAACTTGGCGATTTGTCTTTGACACTTCCAAAGAAGCTTTTGACATGTCAAGGTCAAGAACGTTTCCTGATGCAATACCCGTCATAGAAACGCCGATAAGGGCATCTCTTTCCGTTGTGCGTTGCCAGATAGGTCTCAGGTAGTGGAAGTCGGTGTAAGACGCCTGAAGGGTCGCTATGAAGCTCGCAGCGCGTGCTCTGGCTTCTAGGTCTTCTTGGTCTTCGACATCTGATACATTGATCTCGACCAAGTTACAAAACTGGAAAGGTCGAAGCCCAATTTCACAACAAGGGTTGCATCCCCACTCTTTGTCGTTGGAGAAATAAAAGCCGGGCTCTCCAGAACGTGACTCCTCGACACGCTTCCAAAGATCCATGAACGTCGGCTCATCGATTTTGTGTCGCATAACAACTACAGAGTTGTTTGCCCTTCCTCGTTGTGGGTTGAGCTCCCACCATGCCCCAGCTTTTGCTCCGAGCATTTCCTCGTCATCAGCCGAGAACAAAGAAATGAGAGCGGCGCGGCGAATACCGCCAGCCAGAACCGCATCCGCAATGTGGCAGATGATATCATGAACCTCAATGGGTGAAAGTTTGTCTCCGTTTTCTTTTGCATCTAAAATTCCCTCCACTTTTACCAGACACTCTCTCAATGGTTGAGGACCGGGAGCTTTACCGCCTGATGTAACCAGACGCGCACCTTTTGGTCGAATGTCCGAGAAGTCAAAGCGTAACTTTGATGTGCCTTTGAAATAAGACATGACCAATGCCTTGACGGCATCAGCCCAACCTTCGATTGAGTCACCAATCAAGAATCGACGAGTTCTCTTTGTTGATGGTTTGCGAATCTCTGGTAGGGAGTCAACGTGGTGCCTCTGTACAGAATAGCCAACGCCAGTTCCACCAAGAAGCAAGAACATGATCTCGCCAAACACTCGAGGATCGTCTGCTGGTGCAAATGCGCAGTTAAAGATGCGATTTGGAGAAACCTCGATTGGCTTGCCTCCGAACTGCATAGAGCGCATTGAAGGAAGAACCTTCTTGTCGTGAACAAACTCATATGCTTCCATAATCTTTTCCTCTAAACTGGGAAATTTTTTGATATGCATTTGCTTGTTTCTGGTAACTAATTCGTCCCAGTTTTCACGTCGCTGCTTATCTTCTAAGTATCTCGCATATTTCATATGCACGGTGATATCTGAAAGAATCTTTTTTTCTAAATCCATATTGGTTCTCCTATTTGCCTTTTAGTTCTGAATATTTTTCTTTTAATATTTGCATGTGTTCTGATGTTGACATCATGGGTTTGCTACCCTCGTCTCGATCAAGAATTCTAATTGAGACATCTGACCAATCGACGAAAGCATTGAATACTAATCCGTCAGGTCCATTTCTGTTTTTGGCTACGAATAGGCGGCCTTGATTTTGCTGTTTATCTTGTACCGTTCGAGACAGGGAAAAAATGAAGTCCGCTACGAAGCATTTGTTGAACGCTTCTGAGATTGCTTCCATCGTAATGACTTCCGCGTTGAGCCCCCCACGATTGGTTTGGGAAGCGGTCCAAATGGGAAACTCATAGGTTTGAGCAAGTCCTCGAAGGCCTTCGTAAGTTTCTTCCAATTCGTGTCGTTTTTCACCTGAACTCCTAACGGGACGCAAAAGGTCCGCGTAATCTACCAATACCATGTCAGGTTCGATTCCTCGCTTTCGCAACTTCTCAATGTGATTCTTGAGAGTTTGGACCGAAGCTGACTTTGTTGGATATTCTTTAATTATGAGTGTGCCCTCAATATCTTTAATTTTCTGAACAATTTCTTTTTGTCTCATTCTGTGCTCTTGCAAAGGAACGTCTGTGATGCAGCAATCAAATCTTTGGCCCACGACGGTGTCTTTAAGTTCGAGTGTATAATAGACCACAGTTTTCCCTTCGAGTAACGCACGAGACGCGAGATGAACCAGAACCATAGACTTACCAGCACCGGTGGGAGCAATAACAACTCCGAGCTCAGACTTGCCAAGACCTCCTTTACAAACCTCATCCATGCGAGGCCATCCAGTTGACACTGGATCTCTACTAATAAGTTCAAAGCGTTTAAGCAAGTCTTTGCGAAAGTCATGGCCGAAGTTATTGTCGGTTCCAAGAACTAGGGCCTCCTTGATCACTTTCTCGATCTCTTCAAATGATGATGACTGCAGCAAAGATGCTGACTTGATCATTGCGCCTTTCAGCACTTGTTTGCGACAAAAGTCAATTGCTTTGTCTTTGATGTATTCTGCCTCTTCGACTCCGTCTGATGTGTGGATACGAGCATAAAACTCTCGAACGGCTTGGGCCGTGGCCTTGTCGTGGTGATTTAGTTCTGTTCTCAACAACGACATCATAACTTCCGAATTTGGATGAGTGTTATATTTGTTTCTGTAATTTACTAAAGTTTGAGCGAAGATTTGAAGATACTTTTTGTCAAAAAAGTTAATATCTAAGACTTCCATAATCTGATCAAAGAATGGTCGATCCTCAAGCATTAGTTGTGCTAATTTTTCTTGGAAGTTTTTGCCAAATCTGACAAAACTTTCGTTTTCCTTTATATTCATATTGTCCTCCGAATTATGTTTATAATATAACACACTTTGATGTGGTTGTCAAGTAATTTTTTATCTTTTTACGCTCCTCATGATTGCTTGTAGGGTTTCAAAGTTGAGATGACCGGCATCATCCTCGAAAAGCATTTGAGTAAATTTTATTTTATCAAAGAAAGGTTCAAAATCATTTACTGCCTTTGTGATCAACTCTCTATTCATTGGTCTGATATTTGGATAATACAATTGCATGATCTTATAATTCTCTTTTAATAATTTTTCTTCTTTCTCGATGTTTTGGTGAATCTTGAGTTTCTTGCCTTGCATTGCACAATCTCTAACGAGATCAGAGACATCATACTCATCCTCACGAATAAGATAGGGAAAGCGTTTGGCGATTGTTTTCAGGCCAGCGCCTTTGATTCCCGGTAAATTGTCTGAAGGGTCTCCAGCAATTGCTCGAGCCAATGCAAAGTTCTTTGGATGAATCTTGAACTCTTCAATGATGGAGTCCAGCGTCATCGTCTTTTTTTGGATTGGTCTATAAATAGACACGTCCTCACGACAAAGTTGAAAAAAATCTTTGTCAGAAGAGATAATTGTTTTATGCCAATCTTTATATCTACTGTGATTGATTACGTGTGCGATGATATCATCTGCCTCTGTAAAATCAGCAATAAGTTGTATTACGGGCATTTGGTTGAGATACTCCATCAACCTTACTTGTTGATATCCTTTGTTGGCTTCTTCCTTCTCTGGCTCTAATTCAATCATTCGCCTGTTGAATCTCACAGGTTTGCGGCCACCTTTGTAATCCTTGTTCATAGAACGTTTACGTTGAGAGCCCTCATGGCCATCCCAAGCGACAATAACTTCGTTGGCGTTAAAGTCCCTAGCCACCTTCTGTAGTGACTTTAAAAAGCCAATTGTGCCGCCCACAGGGTTGCCTTTGCGGTCCATGTGTGGGCTAATCACATAAGAGCGCAGAAACATGTTCAGCGCGTCGATAATAATAACGTTTTTCATTTATCCTCCGGTATAAAACCTAATTTTTTATCCTCTAAAAAAGCACAATTCTTACAATATGTTTTTACGTTTTTTAAGTGATGATAATCAATGGTTTGAGTAACCCACTCTTTTGTTGCATCATGCTTGATTAGTTTGTTAATTTCTTCGTTGATTTTTTTCTTTCTTTTGCCAAACTCGGTCATATTTTCAAGCCGGTGTATGATAATTGGTGTATCGAATTCTTCATGACATTTTTTTTTACTCAAAGAAATGAATTTTTCAGGAGCTTCATAACTGAATGATGGACCTTCTTCTCCAACTTTTATAATTTTTGTTACAGGAGCAGATCGATCTTTAAAAAACTCTGTTACTACCTTAAGATTACTATTGTAACACTTAAATTTTCCTGATTTTAGTTTTTTTATGTTACTTGAGTGACATCTAGGGCAAGAAGGACAATCGACATGAACTAATGATGTATTTTTCATAGAAGCATATTGATGACCTTGTGATTCTATGAGTTTTCTAGTTTTATTCCATAACTTCGTGTATGATTCTGGCTTCCAGCCATGTTGTATCATAAGATTATCAGTTGATCCACAGCATTCACAACTATCTTTTAAGATTTTTGCGCGCCTTTCTTTCCATTCTTTTGTCTCCCATGGTTGATATTTACTTTGCCTTTCTTCTTTATCTTCATTGAATAAGTCCCAAAATGTATCTGCATCAATCTCGCCCGATAAGAAATTGTAGAAATATTCTTTCATTAGTCCTCCGTCACAAAACTGATAACGGCGTCTCGGGGCTTTGCGCCAGGTGCTTGTCGAACTTCCTCTCCGTCTTGAAACAAGACGAGCAAAGGAACGGATCGGACTCCAAATTGCATAGCCAACTCTCTTGACTGATCAACGTCGACTTTTGCAAACCCAACACCTTCCAAGTCAATACCTTCAATTGTCTTTGTAAGCATTTTGCATGGTCCGCACCAAGTTGCCGAGAATTGGACAACCTTACGACCAGTTGAAATGAATTCCGAAAATTCTTCTTTTGTAATAGTTTTCATAAAACCTCCATGTTGTGTTTACATTATAGCACATTTTGAAGAGGTTGTCAAGTAGAAAGTACAAAAAAACCCCAAGACCGAAGTCAAGGGGTTATTGAGAGTTCCTTCAGGATTAACCTTCGTTGGACTCTTCGTCAATT